TCGGACTGCTCGGGCTGCTCGGGCTGCTCGGACTGCTCGGGCTGCTCGGGCTGCTCGGACTGCTCGGGCTGCTCGGGCTGCTCGGACTGCTCGGACTGCTCGCGCTGCTCGAATAAGAAAGGCGAGGAGCAATCTAAGAAATTAACTATCCCACAGATTCCCAATATTCATGAGGCCATCTATGAAGCTGCATCTCGTCCAAAGAGTTTGGAAATGGGAACTTGGCATACCTGCGAAAAGACGCACTGCCGTGCAGGATGGGTTATTACCCTCGCAGGGCAAGAAGGAAAAGAGCTGGAGAAGTTTTTCAATACAGAACTCGCCGCCATGTTGATCTACGAAAAGAGTGGGTACAAGATCAATCCGGCGCGCTTCTACGATGAAAATGAAGCGGCACTGGCGGACATGAAACGGCTCGCGGAAAAGAAATGAGATTCGCCCAAGAAAAGAAGTATCTGACTGAGGATGCGCATTTCCTCGATCCCCGGAGCAAGATCGGTTTGCGTGCGGATGGCTCGCCGCTCATTCGGCTCTTCGGCAAAGACAAATCTTTACTTCATGATCGAGTGTTTGAGCGCGACAAGCATCAATGTGTGGAATGCGGTTCAACCTATTGGCTGCAATTGAGCCATGATGTGCCACTCGGCCAGGGCGGGAGTGACACGGAAGAAAACACTCATTGCCGATGTATCACTTGCCATACAAAACGAGATGGGCATGGGCAGCCGATGCATTTCTAAGTACTTGTCCTAGAATAAGACATTCGACAAAGGAGGCCGAATGGCCAAGAATAGAAGAAAATCGCAATCCATGAAATCGCAAGAACGTCAAGTGAAAAGGCTGGCGGATCGCTCAGGCCGCCACGCAAGCCGAGACAGTCCCGATTGCCTGGAATGGAGGATGAGCGATTGGATCAGTTGCATGTACTCGCCGAAGATTATGTGGTTATCCGTGATCGACGTATCGCCCTGAACAAAGAGGAAAAACCGCTCAAGGATTCCCTGCTTTCGGCGATGCATGCTCATGGCAAGACGCACTATCATCACAACGGGCTGATCATCGACGTGGTGCACGAATCCGAAAAAGTCAAAGTGAAACTACAAAAGGATGGCGAGAGCGAGGCTCAGGATTAATGTCGCCCCTTCAAAGAACATTGGCCTTCTTACGAAAAGAAGGCTATATCGTGGGGATCACCGAAAAATGGAATCCCCACGCGCATATTCGACAAGACTTTTGTGGCTTCGCGGATTGCCTTGCTTTCACGGCAGGAGTAAAGGGCGTTCTCGCAGTCAATGCGATGTTGCTGCGAAATAGAAATGTACATGACAAGTTCAATCAGAATGAGGCGCTTCGTGTTTGGCTGGAAGCGGGCAATCGGTTTGCGATGTTTCAATGGCATAAAATCGGCCCGCGAGGAAAACGAAAAATCTGGAAAGTTCAGATCGTTCATTCGATTATGAATGAGAAAGGTTTGGTGTGGACAACTTCCGATGAGGTCGGTGCATAGTTTTCAGATTGGCGATCGAGTGGCATACAGCGTGACTTTGTGCGCCGTGCCAGAAAAGAATCTGCGCAAGCGGCACATCAATGGGCGTGGGATCATTCTTCGGCATATCCCGCATTCTGTGGGAAAAGATGAGTATGAAATTGAAACACCGCGAGGATTGATTAAGCGATTTTATGTCCACGAATTGAGGAAATTGTGAATCTATTTACATTCCATATATACGCCAAAGTGTATGCGGTACGGGTTTCCCTTGCTATTCGTGGAATGGATTTGACTAACGAGGCGTTTTAACGGCACTATATTGGACCGGGAGGAACGCTGTTATGCCACGCTGTGCGTACCGGAAGTGCCGAAGGCCATTTCGTATCATGAACGACAGGGAAAAGAATAAGCGATTTTGTATGCCACGCTGCCGTATCGGGGAATGGAACTTGCGGCATCCACGTATTGCGGTCGAGCGTCCGCGCTGTCATTTGCATGGCTTGCGCTTTATCAAGCTGTGTTCGGAATGTCAGGCCATTCGGCAGATCGAGAATATGAAGCTGAAAAAGAAATGAAACTTCCTCGGCTCAAGATCATTCTGGGCGCGGATCGTATTTGCATACGCTGTGGGCAGCATGGCTACGTGGGCGAACGCTGCGGCCTGTGTCTCGGCTGTCTGAATATCAGTCTCTTGCTTTATGCACAGCGAAGGAAGGAGGGTGGCAATGGATCGCATCCAGGTTCCCAATTGTCCGATTCATCTCGGAACGCCAATGAAGCTAGTAAAGTCATCCGCGCCGCTTTTCGTGTTCATCAGTCAAACGAGCCACGGAAAAGCAAGGACCAAGGAAGCTGACGGCCGGCAAATCTGGCGCTGTTCAGTGGTAGGATGCCCGCGTGTTGAGAGCGAAGATTTGAGAATGTCCTAGAATAAGACAATGATTCATGGCTCTTTATTCGCAGGCATAGGAGGATTCGACCTTGGCTTCGAGAGGGCGGGAATCAAAACGGTTTGGCAAGTCGAGATTGACGGGTACTGCCGCGGCGTGCTCGCCAAACATTTCCCAAGTGCCCAAAGATTTGCCGACATCCGAGAGTGCGGAGCGCACAACCTTTCTCCCGTTGACATCCTCAGCGGGGGATTCCCCTGTCAAGACATCAGCAATACCGGAAAACGCACCGGGATCGACGGAGAGCGCAGCGGACTGTGGTCCGAATATGCGCGAATCGTTCGCGAACTTCGACCCCGCTACGTCGTCGTGGAGAACGTCGCAGCTTTGCTTGGACGGGGAATGGAGCGAGTTCTCGGAGACTTGGCCGCGTGCGGGTATGACGCGGAGTGGGATTGCATTCCAGCGGCATCCGTTGGTGCCCCACATATCCGCGAACGGGTTTGGATACTTGCCTACTCCCGACCACAGCCTCGGAGAACTGAAGGGCGGACTGACACTATTCGCAGATTCGATGTCGTGCTACCGGAAGGAACACGAGAATTCAGTGAGGCCAAGTGGAGCGAAAATCGGGAGCTCGTTGCGCTGGTGCCCGGAATACATCCGCGAAGCACTGAGGGCTGGTGGTTTGCTCAATCCTGTGTGGCTCGAAGTGTTAATGGGATTCCCAGAGAATTGGTCGATGCTCGAAATGGATGCATCGGCAACGCCATCGTCCCGCAAATCGCGGAATGGATCGGCAAAAGGATCGTAGAATATGAAAGCTCCCAAGAAGCAAATCCCTCAGAACAAGCCCAAAACAGGCAGGCGTGATCCTCCAGTAGAATATCGCTTCAAGCCAGGTCAGAGCGGAAATCCCGGAGGCCGACCGAAAGGCACTTCCATTTCCGCCATTATGAGCGAGCTGCGGGATGAGGTTGATCCCAAGGAAAAGAAGAATCGCGCGGAGATATTGGCTCGTGCCTTCTTCAAGATGGCTGAGAAGAATCCTTCCTTCGCAAACATTGTACTTGACCGCACGGAAGGTACAGTGGTACAGAAGATTGCAGTGAGCGAATTAGAGAATCTCGCCGATGAAATTGCAGAGGGTCGCAAGCGGGCAGCGGCCAAGGAGAAACGGACATGAGCTTTCCTGCTGGATCGATTCGCAGTTCGCATTACGTAAAGCACTCGCAAGGCTCGAAGCACGATTCGGACATCAAGCGGCTAGAGGGTGCGCACAAGCAGCATATGGACTTGGGCATGAACACCGAGCCCGAACACCAGTCGCACAATCCGAATCAGGACAACTACGAGCACAGTCATGGCCCGGTGGTTTCTCCGACTGTAGGCCATGAATCGCCGGCGCTGGATGGCGTCGAGCGTGGGACTGCAAAGCCGCTCTAAGAATTTGGGGCAAGGCCGCGCAAGCGGTGAGCACAGAGCTGAGGATTAGCAATTCCAACTCAGACCTTGCCCCCTTCATGCAATGGCCACAGCGCCTATCCCCGAAGTATCTCCTTCCCTGCAACTCATGCGCGACATTGCCAGTTATTCGCTCGATCCTTTGGGGTTTACGAAGTACGCATTTCCTTGGGGCAAGAAAGATCTCGAAGGCCACACAGGTCCGCGCGTTTGGCAAACCAAAGTCCTCACCAAGATCGGCCAGCATCTCCGTAATCCCAAGACGCGCTATGAGCCCTTGCGGATCGCCGTGGCATCGGGCAAGGGAATCGGCAAGACGGCTCTGATTGCCATTATTGAGAACTGGGGAATGTCCACATGCGAGGATTGCCGCATCGTGACGATGGCGAATACGGGGACGCAGCTCGCAACGAAGACTGCACCTGAAGTGCAGAAGTGGTTCCGTATGGCCATCAATCGTTATTGGTGGGAAATTACTTCGACGGCCATCTTTTCGAAGCTGCCGGATCGCATGAAGACTTGGCGCGCAGACTTCCTCACTTGGAGCAAGGAGAATCCCGAGGCGAGCGCCGGCTTGCACAATCGCGGCAAGCGGATCATCGTAGTGGTGGATGAAGCCAGCGTAATCCCCAAGCCGATCTGGGACGTGATCGAAGGCTATCTCACAGATGAAGAGACGGAGCTGATTGTGATTGCGTTCGGCAATCCCACGGAGAATGTGGGCGAGTTTCGGGAATTCTTCGGCCGCAAGAAACATCGCTGGACTACCATGCAAATCGATTCGCGCACCGTGGAAGGCACGAACAAGGAGCAGATCGCCAAATGGATCGAGGACGAAGGCGAGGATTCGGATTTCGTGCGCATTTGGGTCAAGGGCGAATTTCCGCGCTTCGGATCGTTCCAGTTCATTTCGAGCGAGTCGGTCGAGAAATGCCGCAAGTACAAAGCGGGGGGATATGAAACTCTTCCGAAGATCATGGCTGTGGATGTGGCGCGTTTTGGTGACGATCAAACTGTTATTGCTTTACGGCAGGGCCGTCTGTTCCGCGTCCTGGAAAAGCAGCGAGGCTGGGATACTTGGCAAACGACCGCCAAAGTCATCGAGTGGATGGAAATGGAGAAGCCCGATGCAGTGATTGTGGACTCGGATGGTCTGGGCGCAGGAGTCTTTGACAATCTGAATCATCGCGGCTACGGGCGCAACCTGTACGAATATCACGGCGGCGAAGCTCCGAACGACACCAACAAGTATTTCAACAAGCGTGCGGAGTCTTGGGGATTGATGCGGGCGGCATTGCAGGCAGGCATGGAAATCCCGGACGATCCTGAGCTGGCCGATCAGTTGACCGGCATTCGGTATTCGTACAGCAACGATCAAAAGATTCAGCTTGAGAAGAAAGAGGCGATGAAGTTGCGCGGACTCATGTCGCCGGATCAAGGTGATGCTTGCGCAATGAGCTATTCGGTGGTATTACAAGCACCAAGCCAAGAGGAGAAGGAATTCGAGGAGCGGCTTACGAGTGGTCCCATGCACATGCGAAGATTCGGATCGGATACGGGGTGGATGCGCTAATGTTCGACTTCGATCCCAATGCGCCCTTCATGGAACGGCTCTCAGGAATCATGGCGACTCTGTTCGCTGTCAAATGGTGCGCGAAGATGGCCATGCTTCCCATGCAATCGTTCGCCTGGTCTGAGACAAAAGCGCATTGGAGTCCCGAAGCTCTCGCCCAGCGCAAGATCAATCGCAAGATTTACTTCGACACGAAATATCCTGAACGGCCTTACATCATCACACCTGGAGATCAACAATGGCAGAATTGAAACCCGATCGCCTGCGTTTGGTGCGAGTTTATGATATCAATCTTGACCGCATTCATTGGCACGCATTGCCAAAAGAGGTTAAAGATTGGCCTTCCTGGGCTGGTGAAAGGATGGAACTGAGTAACGAAGAACTGGATTCCCTATTTCACACGAAGAAATCTCAATTGAAAGCTGAGGC